TCAGGCAAGATATGGTTATTTAGGTAAACAAGGACGTCTGCTAATGAGGTATATCCAGTATCTTTACATAAAAACTGCAGTGCCTTCAACACCTTGCGACTTTTACCGTATAACATGACTTTTCCCTCCTTTCGCCTTCCAGTATATCACACTAGACGGGGGAGGGGCAACGAAGATCAAGAAAGCGAGGTGACAATCAATGCACATCAACAAAAAAATCCGCCCACCGTTGTCGGACGGTGAACGGATTAGCCGACTTGAACAGAAGACGAAGATACAGTCAATCATCATTTTTCTGTTCATGGTCAGCAGTCTGATTCTGAACTGGAGAATGTACAGCCTGATCCGGTTGAACAGCGACGGGCTGCTCTTGGTCACTCAAAGTATCCAGAGCGTTTCTGACCATGTCACTGTCATTGATCAGCAGGTCGATAGTATCTGCAATACGCTCAAGAAGTTCACAGTTCTTTTGGGCTAATTCAATTTCTTTCTCATTCTGCGCGATTATCTGAGTATTTTGGTTCTTGATTTCTTCGTTTTGTTCCATGATAGTTTGCAGCTGAGGATTAGCAGCAATGATCGAGTATAACGAGATGAGCGTTCCTAAAATAGCACCGAAATGTTCCTTTACATATTGCTTGGTCCATAGAAACGCCTTAGAAATCAGAGAATCGTGTTCACAGAGATCGGCGGCTTGTTCAAAGGTAGTATCCAGCGCCTCAACCAGTTCATCGGACGGCTCAAAGCTATCTTGAACGCTCTGAAATTCTCGCTCGGTCAGTTGCGACAGCCATTCTTGAAGTTGAATGAGCCTTGTAATACTCGGCTGGATCAAGAGTATTTGTGTCCGTAAAGCATTGTTAATACGACTTGTTATTTCTGCTACTGCGGTCAGCGTGTCATTCCAAGGTTGCTGGCACACAGAAAAGGACGCTTGCAATGCCTGAACCGATGATGTAATATTCGGCATTTGCTGATACCAGTCAGATACGGCTAATGTATTTTGCAAAGCAGTTAGCGATGATGAGATTTGCGCCTGCCAACTGACAGCGTCCCATATGCGTCGGATAGGAGCCGTTTGATTTGTAATATCCTGAATTAGCACATTTAGATCAATATTATTCTTGTTATTCATCTATTGTTTGCCTCCTTTCGTTCTCAGTATACCATAGGTGAGAATAGGAGGCTACTCCGAAAGCGAGGTGAAAAACATGACCGACCGCAACGAAACCTACACCGTGAAGGAGTGCGCACAACGTCTGGGCATGAACCCTAACTCGCTGCGCAACCTGATCCGCACCAAACAGGTACCGTTTGGCATCGCGTACCGCCAGCCGAGCGGGCGCACACACTGCATTATTCCCAAGGCCGCGTTCGAGAAGTTCATGGCCGAGGGTGTCAGCACGGAATGAAAAGGAGATGAAACCCAATGCAAAACAACAACTTCGCAGAAACTCTCGCCTCGGTCGCGTCCGAGTTCGGCGTAGAGGACACCGCAAAGCACGGCCGCGGCATCAAGCCGAGCAAGCGCCCGTACTTCCGCTGGACAGATGAACAGCTCGAGCAGTTGGCAACGCTGCGCGACGAGGGCAAATCTGCGGCCGAGATCGCGGAGGCGCTGGGCGTGTCCCGCGATAAGGTCATCACCAAGCTGGCCGCCATGGCAGCACGGCAGCGGACCGGCAGCAAGACGCCGGAGCAGGTCGAAGAACCGCCGACGACTGAACCGCCGGACGATGAGGACATACTTGTTGCCGCTCCGGTGCCTAAATTATATGTGTCCGATGAAGCCTTCGATCGCATGATCTTCACGGCGTTCGACAACGTGGTCGGTCGGGTGGACGACTTCAACAAGATGGCTGCCTGCTGGCGCAAGGCCTTGACGGTCATCGAGCAGGAAATCCGCAAGCTGTCGTACATCATCGAGCAGCACCCGAACACCGAGGACGCTGTCTGCCATATCGCGGCCATCATCGCCTACGACGAGATCAAGGCGTGAAAAAAGCCGCTGTCGGGACGGCAATCCCAATCAGCGGCAAGTCAAAATAATTCACCATCATAATAACATGAAGTTAGGAGAAAAGCAATGATTAAGATTATCAGCACGGAAAAGAACGGCGAACCCACCTTTACGGTCGATCTGACCGGCGACATCAAGCATATTGCAGCGGAAATCAGCTACGCAATCGCCGGTATTCACACTACGATCAAGAAGCAGAACAAGGAGTATGCGAAAGTGTTTCGTACGGAGATCATGAACGCGCTCTGCCGCGAGGCCGCTCTGGCATGGGGTGATGTATGCGGTCCCGATCTGCACTGCCGCGCACTGATCGTCCGCAAGGGTGAGAAGCTGAATGGTGACGACATCGCTGACCTGCTGCGCCGCGGCGTGCCGGTAGAGCTTGTGAAGCAGCTGATGAAGGAGGTCGAGTAACCATGACCGA